AACTGATGCTCAAATTGTTGAAGGCTTCCAACTTTATGGTTGGCATTTAATGGCTTTTAAAAAAGATGTTATTGATACTGTTGGCGGATGGGATGAAAACTTTACACCATATGGATATGATGATTTAGATTATAGTATTAGAATTAAAAAAGCAATGCCTAATGTTAAATGGGAAAAGATTTTATTTGATGTTTCAGATACTATTATGGGTCATAGCATTAAACTAGGTGGAGTAAGGTCAAATGACAACCTATTGCATCAATATTTCTACAATAAGTGGGGACAATATCCTGGAGGTGGGCACAGTGTTGAGGAACTCTATCCAACTCCATTTAACTTACCAGATGTAGATTTTAAATACTGCCCAAAAGAAGATGACAAGAACCATGTTAGTTTTATTAAAAAAGTTAGATACGAAGAATAGGATACTCATGAAATGAAAAGCATATCAATTACAGGAGCAACTGGACTACTGGGATCACACTTATCAAACTATTACTTATCTTTAGGATGGGATGTATTCGTTCTATTGAAAGATGAGCATAGCAGAACAGAACTTTCTCCAAATGTAAACAAGGTTTATGGAAGTATTAATAATAGAACAGATATTGATTTCTTTATAGAAAAGTCAAGACCAGATTACTTTATCCATCTTGCAGCGCAGACTCAGGCATATGACTCAATCAAGTATCCATACAATACCTTTTATACCAATCTTGTTGGTACATTAAATGTACTTGAATCATTAAGAGAATACAAAAATTGCAAGTCAATCATTGTTGCTTCTAGCGATAAAGCCTACGGGGAGTTAGTAAATGATGAATACTTTGAAGATCATATTCTTAATGGCATATATCCATATGATGCATCTAAAACTATTACAGACATAATGTGTAATTCATATAGGAATACATATGATATGCCTGTTGTAACTACCCGTGCCTGCAACATTTATGGAACTGGTGATAACAATATTCAAAGATTAGTTCCTGGAGTTGTGAAGGCTTATAAAGATAACGCATTGTTTACTATCAGAAATGGTGGTAGAGATATTAGAGAGTACATCAATGTTAAAGATGTGGTTTCAGCATACGCTAACATACTTACATATGCAGAAACAGTTAACAATATCCCATCCTTCAACATCTCATCTGGAGAAAGATATTCTACGCTTGAAGTATTTAATATCATTCAAGACTCAATAGGTGATAAGATTAAGCATGAAATTATTGAGAGCGATGGATTTGAGATCAAGAAGCAGTTTATGAACTCATCTCTTTTAAACGAAAAAACTGGATGGAAACCACAGCATACAATGAAAGATAGTATGAGTGAAATAGTTAATTTTTACATGGAGAAATAAAATGACAGAGATGATTAAAAGTTTAATTAATGGTGAGTTTGAAATCATTCTTCCAGAGCATCGTGCTAAGAGACCTGAATGGTATGAGCCACAAGGATGGGAAAAGCCTAGGCTTCAGTCAATGCATAAGAACCTTAAGAAGGGCGATGTTATTTATTATGTTGGCGGAGAAGAAGGGGAGATGGTTGCTCTTTGTCAGATTTGGGGAGCAGAGACAGTAGTTTTTGAGCCAAACCCAAAGGTCTGGTCCCACTACCCGCTAATCTGGGAAGCAAATAATCTAGATAAGCCATTGGTCTGTATCCCAGGGTTTGCATCAAATGAAAACAATAAACTTACGAGAATCTACCATAATGAGTTTCCACCTGAGTCAAACTCAGTAATTGAAGCAGCACATGGGTTTAAAGAGTTACACACAGAGGGGTCTTCATATGGTCAGGTGACTATAGACTCTTGTGTTTATGATCATAATATCAAGCCACCTACCGCAATTACAATTGATGTTGAAGGAAGTGAGTGGGCAGTTTTAACTGGAGCAGAAAAAGTGCTCAGAGAATATAAGCCAAAGATCTGGCTGTCTGGTCATCCAGAGTTTATGATTATGTACTGGAATAAGTACCTTTGGGATCTTAGATATTGGTTGATGGAACTAGGATATAAAGAAACTTTGCTTGACTATCAACATGAGGTTCACCTATTCTATGAGTAATCTTATCTTTTGCCCACATACTGATGACGCAATATTTTCTTTAGGAGATTACCTAATTGGAAAGAATAACATTACAGTAGCAGCAGCCTTTGCTGGAATACCAACAGATGATTATGGTCGTAATAAGCATACGGTGCTAAGAAAAGAACATGATGAAGCCTGTAGTCTTATATGTGCAAAGGTTATAAATGGAGACCTACTGGATGATGTGTATGGTAAACAAGATAAGGCTACATTAGTTAGTTGGATCAAAAAGGTTATTGATGATAATGATACAAGCCAAGTACAAAGTTTAAATATCTTCATTCCCATTGGTATACATCACCCAGACCATATCTTTCTTAGCAATTCACTTTTTGAAATTATGGATATGTATAACTGTACATTTTTTGTTTATGCAGAATTGCCATATCGTATACTATATCCTGAATTGTTTAACGAAAGACTAAACAAGTTTAAGTCAAAATATATTTTAGATCAGATTGATATTGCATTTACTGGAAACAAAAAAGATGCTGTTGAAAAGTATCAGTCTCAGATAGATAAACCACTTATGGAAAAACTTATTGTTGAAGAAAATCTTTGGATGGTAAAATCTTGATAAAGACATATCTTTACTCTTTTAAGGCAGAAGATTGTTCTGCTGATAAATGGGACTATGGTTTACTAAAAGAAGTTTTTGATAAGTATCAGATTGAACAGGTCAGGGTAACATCTATTCCAAAAACAGAAAGAGCGTTTGTTGTTGTTCCTGGACCTCAAAACCTTGGATATGAAGAGAGTGTCAATAAAGAAATACAAAATGTATCAAGACTAGTCTTATTTATTACTGGAGATGAAGAGGGAAAGTTTGATATTGAAAAGATAAGCCATCCAAATGCAGAAATCTGGATACAGTATCCCTATGAAAAGCATAATAGTTTAAATAAACTTCCAATAGGTGTTCCACAACATTTAAAAAAATTAGTTCCAGAGTATCCTTCAAAACCTTATGACTTATATTTTAGTGGTCAAATAACACATCCAAGAAGACAACAGATAGCAAAGGTTCTACCAAAGGTGCCAAATGCCCTCTTTACCCTTACAGAGGGCTTTGCACAGGGCGGAGAGCCTGTAGACTACTATAAGGCTTTAGCCAGCGCTAAGATCGCTCCTGCCCCTTCTGGGGCTGCGACAATGGACACCTTTAGATTCTTTGAGGCTATAGAAATGTTATGCTTACCGATTGCAGATGGAATTGATTCAAGGGGTAATTTTATAGAATTTTATAAAAATTTATTTGGGTATGAAATACCAGTTGAAGTAACATATAATTGGTCTAATTTAACAAAGTTAGTACCTACACTATTGCATCAGTACCCACAAAACATGCACAAAGTGGTATCCTGGTGGATTAAATATAAGAGAGATTTAGGTATCAAAGTAATGAGGCAAATTAATGAATAAAAATGATGTGACAATTATCTTGGCTACTTCCGTATTGCCAAGTCATCCTGGTACTGATATTATTGATGAAACTATTAAGTCTATTAGATTTCACTTTCCTAAAAATGAAATTATTATGCAGATAGACGGATTACGACAAGAGCAAAATAGCCGCAAAAAAGATTACGATGAATATAAAAATCGTATTTTATGGAAATGTTTGCATGAATATACAAATGTATTACCAATTATATTTGATAAGCATAGCCATCAAAGCACAATGATGCGTAAAACCATTAATGAGATACAAACATCTGCTCTTCTTTACGTTGAGGGTGATGCACCGCTTACTACTGATGTTGATATTGACTGGCAAAAATGTCTTGACTTGTTGGCATATGATAAAGCAAATACAGTTCGTTTTCACCATGAAGCACTAATACCAGAAGCACATAGTCATTTAATGTTTGGTCTTGAAGATGGTTTTATGAAAACATCTCAGTGGAGTCAAAGACCACACTTAAGTAAGGTATCATACTATAGAGATGTAATTTTGCCACCACTTGCAGATAAAGTTTTTATTGAAGACACAACACATGGAGTGGTTCAAGACGATATTCGTCCTTATGGTGAGTTTTCTGAGGATGGTTGGAATAAACATAAACTTTGGATATATCATCCAAAAGGAAATATAAAACGATCTTATCATCTTGATGGTCGTGAAGGTGGTAGAAAATTTACATCAGATGACGATGCTTGGGGGTATAAGCCATGAGGCTTGGAATAATTGCAAGATCAGATAATACTGGTCTTGGTAATCAAACTATGGAACTTGTTAAGATGCTTAATCCTGATAAGATTCTTTTAATAAATTCCCAATTTTTTAATAATAATAAGCAACATCCTGAATGGTATAAAGATTATAATGTTATTCAAACCAGAAAAGGTATGCCTAAGACAAATGAGATAATTGAATTTCTTGAAGGCTTGGATGTAGTAATAAGTTGTGAAACATTTTATCATTTAGAGTTAGTTGATCGTGCTAAAAAACAAGGAATTAAAACTATTCTTCAGTATAACTATGAACTGTTTGGTCATTTAGCACACCCAGAGTGGACACTGCCAGACGTTTTACTTGCTCCAAGCATATGGAATTTAGATTTAATTATGGAACAATTTGGAAGTAAAACAAAGGTAATGCATCTTCCTCCACCAACAGATCACTCTTTATTTAATGAGGCAAGAGAAATAAATCTATCAAAAGACCATAAGCGTATATTACATATTGCTGGTAAAAAGGCTGCAAAAGATAGGAATGGAACTGAAACTATTCTTGAAATGATAAAACATTCTAAAGAAGATTACGAATTAGTTATTAAATCCCAAACCCCATTAAACCTTATATGCAAAGATTCAAGGGTAAAGATTGAGATAGGTGATCCAGACAATAGGCAAGATATGTATACTGGGTTTGATGCTATGGTTTTACCTAGACGTTATGCTGGTCTTTGTTTGCCTATGAATGAGGCTCTTATGAGTGCCCTGCCAGTTTTCATGACTGATGTATCTCCTAACAATGCAGTTCTTCCACGTAAGTGGTTGGCTGAATCAATAAAGATAGACACTTTTAGAACTAAGTCTATGGTTAATGTTTATGATGCAAAGCCAGATAAACTTGCTAAAATAATTGATAAGTATGTTGGTAATAATAGCAAACATAAGTTAAAAAAAGTAGCAGTTAACATAGGATTAAACCATTTTTCTGTTGATAATTTAAAGCAAAAGTATTTAGATATTATTAATGAGTAAATAGAAAAGCCAGCCTATCTCTAGACTGGCTTCCTAATAGAAGGTTGATTACTTCTTAGCAGCAGCCTTTTTCTTTGCTGGTGCCTTTGCAGACTTTAGAGCCTTATCCACAGCATCAGCATCTGGCAATACGCCAAAAGCCTTATCGTTTGGATTAATTGCTCGTAATGCCACTGGTGCAATAGCAGCAACTAGTGCTGTCCATAGATCCTTTGGATCTGTTACGCCTGCCATGTATAGTGCAAGACCTGATGCAAGTACTGAGCGACCATATGATGCTAGCATTGCCTTAGTCTTATCATTGATTAGTTTATTCATTATTCCTCCTAGGATATAATTCGTGTTAGTATTGTAAAGCCAATCCATAGACCAATAATTCCTGCGACTCCCGCAAAAACTGGTGGTGCTGGAACTGGCAATTTGAACGCAGCAAACACGATGCCACATCCAAAACCTGTTAGTGTTGATAGTAAAACATCTTTCATTCTTTATTGCCTACCTCATTGTTAGGACCATTTGGATGATCTACTGGAGTTGGTGCTGTGCATAATGCACCACAGTCATGACACTGAATATCTAAGTGGTACATTCCCACCGTATATGTTTTTGGATCAAAAGAAACTAATGCTCTAAATAATTCTCCACCACATTGTGGACAAATACATGTAGGAATACCTCTAACATCAAGCATCTTTTTCTACAGGCTCCACTGGCATAACACTTTTTAATTCTTTAAATGCTTCAGATATTTTCTTTAAAGATATATAGTCTGGTCTTTGTTCTGAAAGGATTGCTCCATATTTTTCAAAATAAACTATCTCAGGTTCTACCTCAGTAATAAACTTATTTAATGCTTGTTGAACATCTTCTATATATGCAAAAGCCCAATCACGAGAATCTGATAAAAACTTTATAAAGTTTTCTTTATGTATATCGCTATCATTCTTAAACTCAACATTGTTTTTTGAAATAAAATCTTGAAGGGATTCATGAGATATAAATAGTTTTGCAAAAGCCTGATTAATTTTAGTAATTCTATATAGAGTTACTGAATACGCAATGGCAAAGGAAACTGTTAATGTTCCTAAAATTATAATAAAAATGTTACTCATGCTTACCTCTCATAATACAAGTATATACCTTTATGCCTGGTTTGTCAACTGAGCGTAAAATCACTTAATTGCTTCCCTTGTGACCAGGACAACTGCCCCGTTCATCTCTAATGCCTTTTTAACCTGAACAACATATTGCAATGCTTGCATTTTTTCATCATGCACCATTGTTATAAAATGTCTTTCATCTAGTTTTATAGTAAGAAAGGCATCATTATCAATAATTTGAACCTTAAATCCTTTTGGAGGAGTAATAGAATGAAAGGCTCTACGCATAGAATCTGTATACATTATTTATCCATTGTTAAAGATTGCCAAGTGTCTGCCCAATCCTTTTTAGTTCTGTGGTTGTTAAATTCTCTAGATATTTCTCCACCTTCAAGATATACCCCACCCCAAATTCCCCACTCTTTACCTGAAACGCCATTAGCAAAACATGTTTTTCTAACTGGACATGTATTGCAGATAGAGTCTACTGCTAATCTAAGCGTTGGCTCTTCTTCATATTTATCAAAAAATATATTAGTATCAAGACCTAAACACTCAGCATCGTCTTTCCAGATATGCTGTTTCATGTTTACATCCTGTATTTGTTTGGAATATCCCAGCCATTTCGATCAAGTTTAAATACTCGTTGTGTGTACCACTGATCATTGACTCTTACACCGTTTACAGCGGTCCTGCCCATATCGGTTCTCTTACGCTCTGCAACATCCCATCCAACCCAAGCAAGGGTTTTATTTGATGAAACAATCTTTTCCATTTTTTCTAATTTATTAATTATCATTTTATTTCTTTCTGTTAGTAACGGAAAATTCCCACTTCAATATTCTTTAGTTCAGCAGCAGAAACTAATTTTGAGTTTGCTTGTTTAGGATTACTAAGAAAAGCAAAATAGTTTACCTGCTCCATGTTTTCTTCAAGCCATGCAGAAGCAACTTTATAAAATTTAATCTTGCGACCTCTTGCTTTCATTCCACGCTCTGATAAATTTGAAAACTCTGAAACAAAAGAATTGATTCTAGCAGGTCCAGCAGAATAGATTACGAACTCTTTATCTTCTTCCTGCATTGTGGAAAGTGCAACCCCCATAGCACGAATGAAGATGTTGTAATCATCAAAATCATTCGTTCCCTGCACTGCTACTATCATTTTTCTTTCCATTCTTTAGGCTATCTAATATAAATAGCATCTTGTCTAAGTCTTTTCTTGACATACTGTTTGTATCTACTGGCTGTGCTGTTTGAGGTATTACCTCTCCATCAATAGCCTCTGCAACATAAAATATGTTTTCAGATACCCAGTATGCTAGGTTTCCCATAACAATAACCTTAATCATATCTCTTTCTTTACGTTTTGTCAACTGAGAAAGAGGTTTTTCACTGTTAGTTATGTTCAATGAAAAAAAATATTTCAATAACTTGTGTATGTCGCTTTGACTATACAAAGTTTTTGAAAAACTCTTTTTAGCATTTTTCCTTATTACTCTAATTATAGACCAACTAACTATAGATGTCAAGCCCACAATAAGGATATACTCCATATACTCTCCTAAAGACTAGTCTTTATTTTTTCTATCTATGACAGTTTTAGTCGCTGGAATTGACTCTTCGTTTGATTGAAGAGAGATAATCTTATTTAACTTTATTTGAGTTTGCAATAGAGTAAACTCTAAGTCTGAAGACTTTTGTTTATAAAAATTAATCATTTGTTTTAATTCTTCAATACCTAAATCATTCATGTTCTACCCCTTTCTAAAACTAAATGCGCTTCCGTCCCAAGCCTTTTCTACTTTTTTCTTTTCTCTTTCTACAATTGCACGACTCCAAGCAAAGCCTGCGTCCCCACCCCAAGCATCCCACATAATTCTTCCGTTAGATGGAAATTCTGGACCATCATAAAAACCTTTACCTTTTTTATCTACTTCATGACGAGAAAAGAAAGAAAACATTCTTTTAACAGTGCTAAGAGACATAGGAGATCCATTTACAATATCTGTTGCTCTACCCCAACCTACAGGAGTTCCAGCACCAGTTGCTTTGCCATCTTCTTTCCACTTAAGCGCTCTACGTGCTGCAGCCTTCATGCCAGCATTAGGTGTGTATGTGTCAGCCATTATTTTGTACCTTCTTCTTATGCTTAGGTTCGTATGGTTCAATCTTAGATCTAATTCTTCCATCTTTATACATTTTTACGATCCATCCATCTTTAATTTGATATGGATTAAAAGATCCTACTTTTCTTTTAGGCATTATTTTTTAAACGGATTTAAGTCAAATATAGATCCGCCCCAACCTTTCTCAATATTTTCTGTTATAGGCTGCTCTTCAAAAAGTTTTGAAACTCTTTGTGGCTTTCCTACATCTTTTGCAAAATTTTCAAACAAAGATTTTTTGGTAGACCTTGGGTGACCTTTTGGAAAAAGATCTAAATCAAATGGCTTTCTAGGAAACTTTCCACGAAGTCCAGCCATAAAAGCGTTTACTCTTCCCATAGCCCACTGCTCTGCACTAGAAACACTTCCACGAACCGATGAAGGGTTAGTTCTATAGGCTCCTATACCACGATTATAAACTTGTCTTAGTGCTCCTACTGTAATTCGACTATCGCCTTCTTTATTTTTATTATATGCATCTGCCAACTCTTGCAGTCTTGCTGCAGAAACTTTTTCCATTTCGTCTTCGTCATACATTTTTTCATTATCAATTGGCTCAGATAACACTCTTAAAGAACTAAAAGGTTTTACAACACGTCTATCAGTTCTAGTTCTTTTGCCACTTTCACTTGTTGCATAGACTCTAACTACTGCTGCTGGATTATCTGAAGATGCTTCAACACTTTCGTTAGTTCCAGGAAGTTTAACTGTTCCAGAACGCTCTACTCTTTCTACAACTCCATGAGCAGACTCTGTTTTATCTGGTGGTTTTGGTACTGCAAAAGTAACATGATCTCCAACAGATACGCTTTCTGCTTTTTGTACACTTTCTGATTTACCAATAGGGACACAATTGGGAACCATGCGTCCACCTTTATCTTTCATGCCACGTTGTTCATATCCAACCCAACAAGCCTTTGTCATGTTATTCCATTTGTCCATCTCTTCATCATCTGAATAATAATCTTCTGATTTACCAATTTGAACATTATACATGTTTTCCATATCAGATTGTTCTGGCATTGCTGGAATTCCAGTTCCGCTTGATCCCATCTCCATAACCATCTCTACTGAGACAGACAGTGATTCAATCCTAATAACTTCAGACATACGATGATAAGTAACATATGATTTTTCTTCCCATGCGCCATCTTCTTCTTCATATTCACGAACAATAACTGGCTTATCATTTTCCATATATTCCATAGAATATTCTGATCCTGGTAGTCCAAGAAGTCCAGGGTTTGTCATGACATACTCAACACGACCAACCATATTCTTATCATCTTCGCCCATATACATTACGAAGTCGCCTTCTTTAATTTCATGCATACTTTTTCCTATGTTGCCTTCTGAACGATTAATTGCATAAATTTGTGCTGCTGCTTCTGCTCTTGTCTGGTGGCATCCCATGACTTCATTGGTACCCTCTTTTAATGCTGGGTATCCAGAACATCCGAATGAGCCTTTGTCTCCAACTCTATATG